GCTACCATAAATGCAACTATAAAAAGTGAAACTGCTAATAGCTATGTCACATTGACAGAAGCTAATAGTTATTTTGAGACAGTACCAGATTCTTCAACCTGGACTAACAAAACAGACGATCAGAAGAATAGATCATTAATAGCTGCTACAAGATGGATTGATACTTTTGTATTTCAAGGTGATAGATGTGACGAAAATCAAGCATTAAAATTTCCTAGAACAAATTATCAGGTAGATAGAGTTGAATTAAGTTGTTCTACTATTCCAAATAATATTAAATATGCACAATATGAGTTAGCTAGAGCTTTGGCAAATGATACTGATGCTATTACAGGTACTACAGGTAAAGATGGTAATTTTTCTGAAGTAAAATTAGGAGATATTCAAGTTAAATACAATAAAGATAGTCAGGGAACTGGATCTATAAATAATATTATGGATGTTTACCCGTGGCTACAAAGTTATCTTGGAGCATATATGCTAGGTGGAGCAGGTACTTTTCAGATGAGAGTGGTTAGAGGATAATGGCAGGTCAATTAGATTCTATTTTAAAAAGTGTTGCTAAAGATATAGTTTCCACTTTAGGTAATTCTTTAGATACAACTATTACTTATGTAAAGAAAGGAACTTCTAGTTATAACGTGGAGACTGGAGAACAGATTACTGTTGATACAACTTATTCTGATATAAAAGCACCAGTTGAATTTATTAGAAGTGAAGAGGATATTGCAAAAGAAATTAGAGAAGCAAGGATATATATTACACCTGATTTGATAGGAAGTAATCAGCCAACATTTGAAGATGAAGTAATATTAACTTATGCAGGAAGTACTCGAACTGCACAGATAGTTAATATTGACACTAAACAAGGTGGTCAAACTTATCTGTTCACTTTATCGGTGAGATTCTAATGGCTAAATCAAGTCCTGATGCTTTAAGTCAAGGTATTGCTTCAACAAAAGGAGAATTAAATGTTCAATTTAATAACCTGATAAGTACTATTCTTAATGACTTACCATCTGAAAGTCCTCAATATACTGGTTTCTTTGCTTCTAGTTGGCAAGCAAATACTTATCGACCTCCATCAAATGAAGAACAAACTTCTCCGTGGACAAATGTAAAAAGGGCTAAAGATAATGGACAGGATGTAGCACCTATTATTGAACCTAGATACCCTAAAGATAAAAATTATAAATTTGGAGATACAGTATTTATTGGTAATAGAGCTAATTATGCAAGACAAGCTTTAGGATCTCCCAGAAGTTCAATCGTGCCTTATGTAGAAAATCTAGGACAAGTTGTTGATTTTATATTTGGTGGAAGTATTAACAGACCAGATGTAAGAGTTGCTGATACACAAGTATTATATAAAGATACTCAAGGTGGTAGAAGTGCTCCAGCACTAGGTTCAAGGTATTCTAAATTATGACTTTAGTTAACGTAAGAGCAGCTTTTGAAAAAGCTATAACAGATGCAGTTGTAGACGTTGATCCTAGAGTAAAACTTGTATATGACAACGTATCCTTTACCACTCCTGGGAAAACAGTTACTTACATAACAACTTCTATTACTTTCAGTCAATCTACGTTACAAGCTCAAGGTGCTTCTGCTGATTATTATTCTGGTGCGATACAAGCAAATGTATATGTTCCAAAAAGTAAAGGAACTTCAAGATTATCTGAAATTTCTGAATCAGTTATTGATGGCTTAAATACTATTAACAGTTCAAGTTACGCAGATCCTTTTTCTTGTTCTCCAAGAGTAGGAGAAGTTAGTGGTCCGATTCCTGTTGAGATTGAAGATCGTTCACATTTCTTAGGAATCATATCGTGTTCCTTTTTTGCTAATAGCTGATATAATTCTAATAGCTATATAATATTATGACTAGAGCAGTTGATCTCCTTAAAAATAAATTTGGTGTAAGCCAACTTTATAAGTATGACATCATGGATGGTGATGAAATCTTAATTACTATCTATTGGCATCCATTGACTATTGCTGAACGTGAGATGATTCAGAAAAAAAGTGGAACTGAAGATGCTAATGATTTTGCTTTACAGTTAATGATTGAAAAAGCATTAGATAAAGAAGGCAAAAGATTATTTGCTGATGGAGATAAGGCTTCATTAAGAAGAGAAGTTGCTGCTTCTGTTCTTCAAGAGATACAACTAGCAATGTTAGAAGCTGGTTCTGACAAGGAGGTTGAAGAGGCAAAAGCCGATTTGAAAAGCTAATCCTGATTGGATGTTTATTTATTCATTAGCAAATGAATTAAAAAAATCTGTTAGTGAATTATGTGAAACATTAACTCTTGAGGAGATGATAGGTTGGGCTGCTTTTTATGACATAAGAAATGAAGAGCAAAAAAAAGAACAAGATAAAACACAAAGAAGAAGCGTTATACCCAAATCGAGGTAGAATAGAATATATGTTTTGCTAATTAGGTCGAAATGGCGATTAAACAGATTGATCTTGTTATAAATACGAGTCGTGGTGAAAAGAATGTAAGAAAACTTCAACAGGTTGCAAAGCAGGTAGAAAAGACTTTTGGAAATATAAATAAGTTAAAGATAAATATAAAAACAGATCCAGCACAAAAAGCCTTAGAAAGATTAAATCAACAAATAACACTTGGTAATGAAAAAATAAATGCTTTTTTTAAAGGAGGTAGAGGTTCTCAGTTTGGTAAATCAATAGCAACAATTAGAGAAGAGGTTGGTTTTGTTAGAAAAGCATTTGATGATGCTACAAATGCTGTTGAAAGGCAAAGGGCTGCTACTGCCTTATTAGCAGGAAATTTTAAAGCATTAAGAGTTGAATCTACTGCTTTTGCAAAAGCTAGTGGTGCAGATCCAAAGTTAACCATAGGAAGTGTTAGTGCAAGATTAAAAGAAATAGAAGCGTTCCCTAGAACAATACTCGCTGGTAATGAAGCAATGTCAATGCTCAAGCGTATGCAGGAGATGACTATTGTTGGTTCAGAAGAGTTTTTAAAAATTAGTAAAGCAATAGGAAGGCAGTTAGGAATAAATGCAAATATTCAAAGTCAGGCAGCAAGAGCAGCAAAACCTTTTCAATCTTCAATGGCTTTTGTTAGTCAAGAACAGATAAGTGCTTTAGGGGGTGCGACTCTTGTACCACCAAGTAGAAGATTACCAGAAGCAGGTAAAACAAGTGGTACTTTTTCAATTCCTTCTGCTACACGAAGTCAACTTCAAGCTAGAGAAAAATCAGTTAAAAAAAGATTAGCTGATGAAAAGAAAATTACAAATGAAGCAAAAAAACAACAATCAATAGAATCTAAAAGAAGAAAAGAAGCATTTAAGCGATTAGAAAATATTAGAAGAATTAGAAAAGGAAGAAGGCAAGAACAATTCTTAGGAGCAGGTTTCCCATTGTTATTTGGTGGAGGAGCAGGAGCAGTTGGTGGTAGTATCTTAGGTTCTGCACTTGCACCAGCAGGAATGGGTTTTGGTGCTCAGATATTAGGTAGTGCTTTAGGTACTTTATTAGAACGTAATCTTCAACAAATTACTGCTATTGGTAATGCTGCAAGAGAAATTAATTTAGATGCTTTAGAAGAATCTTCTATTGGTGTAAATAGAGAATTAGCTAAAACAGTTACCTTATTAAAACAACAAGGTAGAACAGAAGAAGCTAGAGAAGCTATACAAAAAGAAATAGCTATGCAAACTGGTGCAGCACCAGGAACATCTACAGATATAGCAAATAATATTAATTTATTAACTGCTGAGTTTCAAAAATTTGGAGCAGCAGCAGCCACAGCATTAGGAATAATTAGTGCTCCCTTTATTACTGCTTTAACTGGAGTATTACGATTAATTAACGGAATTTTATTTGCATTTAATAGTTTTGCTTCTGTTGTTGGTCTTGTTCTGAAACAAATAACTTTATTGATAGAAAAATTACCTTTTGGGAAAAGAATAATTGATGCAATAAATAAAGATATTGAAAACGCAAATGAAATAGTTACTGGTACTGGCAAAGCATTTGACCAATATATTTTAGGTTTAGATAAAGAAAAAGATATGATAATACAACGAATTGAATTAGGAGATAAAGAAGCTGCAATAAGACAAAAAATAGCAGAAGCGGTTGCAATGTATGGAGAAGAAAATAGAGATGCCATAGAGGATGCTGTAAGAGCAGTTGCTCAAGCTGAAGAGCAGATGGCTCAAGTGCAAAAATTAAAAGATTTATACAGAAGTATTGGTCAAACAGTAGAAGATGGTTTGGTAAAAGCTATTCAAGGTGCGATAGATGGTACTAAAACTCTTGGTGATGTTGCTCGTAGTGTATTCCGTGAGATTTCCTCTGCTTTAATAAGATTTGGTGTAAATTCTTTCTTAACTGCTTTATTTCCAGGTTCTAGTTTCTTTAGAGCAAATGGTGGTCCTGTTAGTGGAAATAAAAGATATATTGTTGGAGAACGTGGACCAGAAATGTTTGTTCCAAACGCAGGTGGTCGTATAGTTCCTAATTCTGATATGGGTGGTTCAACTAATGTAGTTGTTAATGTAGATGCTTCTGGTTCTAATGTTCAAGGAGATAGACAACGTGGTAAAGAACTTGGTGCTGCTTTGTCAGTAGCGATACAATCAGAATTATTAAAACAAAAACGACCTGGAGGTTTACTTTCATAATGGCTACTTTTCCTTCAATAAAACCTACATACGGACAACAAAAAAGTTCTGCACCAGCCACACGCACCATTCGTTTTGCTGATGGGTTTGAACACAGAATATTATTTGGATTAGCAGAACATCAAAATCCAAAAGTATATGATTTTACTTTTGAAGTTTCAGAAACAGATGCAGATACTATAGAAACTTTCCTCGATGCCCGTGCAAATGATAGTGCTAGCTTTGATTTTGAAGCACCTGGAGAAACTGCTGCACAAAAATTTGTTTGCGAAAGTTGGTCAAAATCAATACCATATAATAATAGAGCTACAATTCAAACAACATTCAGAGAAGTATTTGAACCATGAGCACTGCTCCAATTATTACTGATCTGCAAAAGATCAATCCTTCAGCGATAATTGAACTTTTTACTCTTACAACTGAAGCTGCATTACATGGATCAGCAACTACTTATAGATTTCATGCAGGTACAAATGGAGTAAATAATGGAGATATTGTTTGGGCTGGTAATAGTTATGTAAAAATGCCCATAGAAGCAGAAGGGTTTGCATTTCAAAAAGGACAGTTACCTAGACCAACTTTACGAGTAAGTAATGCTCTTGGAACTATTACAGCTATTTTGTTAAACGTAAATGCGGTAACGACAGGAAACGATTTAACAGGAGCTACAGTTACAAGAATAAGGACTTTAGCTAGATATTTAGATGCTGTAAATTTTTCTGGAGGCACAAATCCATTGGGAACACCAGATCCTACAGCAGAGTTTCCTCAAGAGATATATAAAATTGATAGAAAATCAGCAGAAAATAGAGAGGTAGTTGAATTTGAATTAGCTGCTGTATTTGATCTTGCTGGTATTCGTGCTCCTAAAAGACAATGTACAAGAACTGAATTTCCTTCTATTGGTACATTTGTAGCATGAGTTGGAAATATAAAGCATTACTTCATGCAAAAAGAGAAGATCCAAAAGAATCTTGTGGGTTACTTTTAAATGTAAAAGGTAAAGAAAAATATTTTCCTTGTCGTAATCTTTCAATGACAGATCATCAATGTTTTATTATTGATCCAGAAGATTATGTAAAAGCAGATAATACTGGTGAGATAACAGCCGTAGTTCATAGTCACCCTATAACACCTCCTGTTCCTAGTCAGGCAGATAAGATTAGTTGTGAACAAAGTAATCTTCCGTGGCATATTGTTAATCCAAAAACAGAACAATGGGGATATTATGAACCATGTGGATATAAACCACCTTTATTGGGTCGGCCGTGGGTTTGGGGTGTAACTGACTGCTGGAGTTTAGTTAGAGATTGGTATAAGAAAGAAAAGGGTGTTGAACTAAAGGATTGGGATAGACCTGTAACACCAGAAGAATTTATTTTGAATCCTTTATTTGAAAGTTGTGCATGGAGAACAGGTTTTAGAGAACTTAGACCAGATGAGAAACTTATAAATGGTGATGCTTTATTAATGTCTATCGGATCTACTGGTTTAAATCATGTAGCTATTTTTTTAGATGGAGATGTTTTACATCATTTAACCGATAGACTATCTTGTAGAGAACCTTATTCTCAATGGTTATTAAAATGTACAGGAGGGAGATATCGTTATGTTGCGTAAATTAAAGCTATATGGCGAACTTGCTGAGTTTATAGGGCATAAAGAATTTGAAATACAGGTAGATAGTCTTGCAAAAGCAGTTAGTTTTCTTGTTAATAATTTTCCGCAGGTAGAAAAGTATATGAATCCTCAATATTATTATGTAAAAGTTGGTAATTATGCAGTAGATAAAAATGAAATACATCATCCAATAGGACAAGAAGATATACATATTGTTCCTGTTGTAAGTGGTGCTGGTAGTGGTACAGGAAAAGTACTGTTAGGTGCTGCATTGATAGGTGCATCATTCTTTTTCCCTGGTGCTGGTTTATTTGGAACTACAAGTTTTGGTGGTGCGAGTGCAGGAGTGATTGGTATTTCAACTCCTGGAGTTCTTTTTGCAACAAAAATAGGTACAGCTATAAGTGCTCTTGGTGGTGCTTTAGTTTTATCTGGTGTAAGTGATATGTTATTTCCTTTACCTAAACCAAAAGAATTTAAGTCAGAACAAGATCCACAATTATCATTTAGTTTTTCTGGAACTCAAAATACATCACGGGCTGGTACACCTGTACCAATAGTTTATGGAGAAATCGTGACTGGCTCAGTGGTGATCAGTGGTGCTATTGATACACAGCAGGTACAAGCATGACAAAACCTAAAATTATAAAAGGTAGTGGTGGTAGACGTACTCCTCCTACCCCACCTCAACCAACCAGAGCACCTGATACTTTACATAGTAGACAGTTTGCTACTTTTCTTGATCTTATTTCTGAAGGAGAAATTGAAGGTTTTGCTTCTGCATCAAAAGAAGGTAGAACACAGGGAACTACTGCTTACAATAATGCTGCATTAAAAGATGTATTTCTTAACGATACTCCTGTTTTAAAATCATCTGCTGATTCTACTAATCCAGTTACAACAGATTTTAATTTTCAAGATGTTAAATTTAATCCTAGATTTGGAACGTCAGGACAAACAAAAGTTGAAGGTATTGAAAGTAGTGCATCTACAACAGCAGTAGGAGTTACTGTAACCCAATCTTCTCCAGTTACTAGGCAGATAACAAACTCAAATGTTGATGCAGTTAATGTAACCATTACATTTCCTCAATTACAAAAAGCTACAGACAAAGGAGACTTATTAGGTTCTTCTGTTGAGTTAAAAATAGGAGTTCAATATAATTCTGGTGGTTTCACTGATGTTATTAATGACACTATTACAGGAAGAACTGCTGATGCGTACCAAAGAGATTACAGAATAAATATTACAGGTTCTTTTCCTGTTGATATAAGAGTTACAAGAGTTACCGCAGATAGTACAGATGCAAGCCTTATAGATGCTTTCACATGGACAAGTTTTAGCGAAATTATTGATGATGCTTCTACTTATGCCAATAGTGCTTATGCTTCTCTTCGGTTGGATTCTATGCAGTTTCAATCAATTCCTACCAGAAAATATCGTATTAGAGGAATAAAAATAAGGATTCCAGGAGCAGGTGCTTCAAGTTCTGGAACACCTACTGTAGATGCTGATACAGGAAGAATTATTTATCCAACTGGATATATTTTCAATGGAGTTATGGGTGCTGCTCAATGGTGCTCATGTCCTGCAATGGTTTTACTTGATCTTCTCACAGATACCAGATATGGATTTGGTAATCATATAACTGATAGTTCTCTTGATCTTTTTTCTTTTGTTACTGCCAGTAAGTTTGCTAATACATTGGTATCAGATGGTTTTGGAGGCCAGGAAGCTAGATTTAGTTGTAATGTAAATATTCAATCATCGAGTGAGGCATTTGATCTGATAAATGAACTGGCAGGTGTTATGAGATGTATGCCGATATGGTCTGCTGGAACTATTCAACTTGCACAAGATAGCCCAAAAGATGCAAGTTATTTATTTAATCTTGCTAATGTTACCTCAGAGGGATTTAGTTACTCAGGAAGTGGATTAAAAACAAGAAACACTGTTATTTCTGTTTCTTATTTCAATATGGATAGTAGAGAGATAGATTATGAGGTTTATGAAGATACGGCTTCGATAGCCAAGCTAGGGGTAATTATTAAACAAGTAAAAGGATTTGCGTGTACAAGCCGAGGGCAAGCCAGAAGATTAGCAAAAGCTATTTTATTTGCTGAACAGAATGAAAGTGAAGTGGTTGCATTTGCAACTTCTGTAGATTCTGGTGTTGTTGTAAGACCTGGTGCTGTTATTGATATTGCGGATCCTGTTCGTTCTGGTGTTCGTAGAGGAGGAAGAGTTAGTGCTGCAACAACAACTCAAATAACTGTAGATGATTCTGCCTCTACGGATTTGCCAACAACAAATAATCCAAAATTAAGTGTAGTTTTACCAGATGGAACTGTAGAAACTAAAGATGTCTCGTCTGTCTCAGGTGCAGTTATAACTGTTTCAGAAGCGTTTTCACAAACTCCTAATGTTAATACTGTTTGGTTATTAGCAAATGATACAGTTGAAGCTCAAAAATTTAGAGTAATAACGGTAGAAGAATCTGATGGTATAAACTATGCGATTACCGCTTTATCTTATGTAAATGCTAAATATGATTTTATTGAAGATGGTGCAACCTTACCAGCAAGGTCTGTATCAATATTAAATTTACCAAAGCCTCCTCCTAGTGCTTTACAAGCAGAAGAAAAACTTGTTGAAATTAATAATCAGGCAGTAGCAAAACTTATTGTTAGTTGGCAGCCTATTACTGGTGTTACTCAATATCAGGTCAACTATAGATTTAACAATGGTAACTTTGTTTCTACAACAGTTTCTTCTCCTGACTTTGAAATATTTAACACGGATATTGGAACGTATGAGTTTCAAGTATTTAGTTATAATACTGCATTACAGACAAGTGCGACTTCTGCTGATTTGACATTTAATGCTGTTGGTAAAACTGCATTACCCTCAGATGTAAGTGGATTATCAGCTGAACCAATAAATGAAAAATTAGTAAGGCTTAGATGGAATTTATCTACAGATTTAGATGTTACTCATGGAGGTCTTGTTTATGTAAGGCACTCTACAAGACTTGACGGTGGCGGTACTTTTTCCAACTCTGTTGACTTAATCCAGGCACTTGCAGGTAATACGACAACTGCGGAAGTTCCTTATCTTGAAGGTGAGTATATTTTAAAATTTCAAGATGATGGCGGTAGATTCTGTTCTGGAGAAACTAGCGTAATAATTGATCTTCCTGATAATTTAGCTCCATTAGTTACACAGACAAGAAGAGAAGATTTAGATAGTCCTCAATTTCAAGGAACAAAAACTAATATTGCTTATGAAGCAACCACATCAAGTTTAAATTTAATTGGTGCTGGTAACTTTGATTCAATAACAGATCTTGATAGTGTTTCTTCTCTTGATGATTTTGGAGGAATAGTACCAGAGGGTACTTATGACTTTGGAGGAACTGCTGGTGGAGATACTTTAGATCTGGGTGCTGTATTCAGTCTTGATTTAAAACGTCATTTATTAACCGAAGCATTTTATCCAAATGACTTGTTTGATAGCAGAACTGCAAATATTGATACATGGACTGACTTTGATGGTGTTAAAGCAACAGACGTTAATGCTGAGATGTTAGTAAGAGTTACACAAGATGATCCTAGTTCTGGATCTCCTACTTATACAGGATTTCAAACATTTGCAAACGGAACTTATAAAGGAAGAGGATTTCAATTTAGAACTAAGTTTACAAGTAATGACCCTGCACAGGATATTAGAGTTACTCAAATCGGCTATACAGTATCTTTACAAAGGAGAACAGAGCAAAGTAATGTTATTGCAAGTGGAGCAGGAGCAAAGGCTGTTACCTTTACTAATGCGTTTTTCACTGGAACGTCAGTATTATTAGGAGCAAATACTAATTTACCCTCTGTTGGTATCAATGCTCAAAATATGGCATCAGGAGATTACTTTGAAGTAAGTAGTATTTCTGGAACGGGTTTTACTGTTCACTTCAAAAATTCATCAAATGCTTCGATTGATAGAAATTTTACCTATCAGGCTGTCGGTTTTGGCAAAGGAGGGTAGAATGGGTAAAAAGTTTACAAGTTAGATGGCTACACACGACTATGTAATTGATAATGGCACAGGTGCTGCGGTTAGAACCGATTTAAATAACGCTTTGTCCGCAATCGTTAGTAATAATTCGAGTTCTTCTGAACCGTCTACAAAATATGCGTACCAGTGGTGGGCTGATACAACAACAGGTATTTTAAAAATAAGAAATAGCTCTAACAATGGTTGGGTAGAGTTACTTCAGTTAGATGGTACGTTAACTCTTGAAGATGGGTCAAACTCGACTCCTGGACTAGCTTTTAGAGATGATCTTAATACAGGTATATTTTCAAGTGCTGCTGATACTTTTGATATAAGTTGTGGAGGTACAACTAGAGGTAGTTTCAGTTCTTCTGGTCTAACTGTCACAGGAGATGTTACAGCTACAACTTTTGTTGGAAATGTTGATGCGGTTGATGGAGATTTTGATGGAACACTAGAAGCTGATGCAATTACTGTGGCAGGTGTAGCTCTTTCTACTGTTATAGCTGGCACGACAGTAACGACAGCGACTAATGCGAATCATATTTCTGTCGCTGATAATGAATCAACTAACGAAAATAATCTTATACCTTTTATTGAAGATGCCTCTGCCACTGGAAATGTTGGACTTGAATCAGATGGTGATTTTACATATAACCCAAGTACAGGAATGGTAACTGCAAGTGCTTTTAATGGTAATGGAGCTAACCTCACAAACGTAAACGCTGAAACATTAGACAGTGTTAATTCAACTTCATTTTTACGTTCAGATGCTGATGACTCCGCAAGTGGATTAATTACTTTAAGTACTGGATTAAGTTTTGGTAACAATGCCAAATGTATAGCTAGTCTATCAACTTTAACTGATGGTTCTACAATTACTGTTGATTTTACGTCTGGCATACATCATTCAGTAACTCTTGGAGGTAATAGAACTTTAGGGGAAGATAATGTTTCCAGTGCTATAGGGCAATCTGGTTCAATATTTATCACGCAAGATGGTACAGGTTCAAGAACTTTAGCGTACGCTTCGGCTTATAAATTTGCTGGCGGTACAGCACCCACGCTATCTACAGCAGCTAACGCAGTTGATAGATTAGACTATGTTATTAAAGCAAGTGGGGAAATACACAGTGTAATGACTTTAGACGTTAAATAAATGGCAATTATTCCTGGAAAAAAGAATTTTACTGTTGAAAGGAGAGCAGATTTTCCTATAAAACTAACTTTTAAGGATTCTACTGGATCGGCAATAAATTTAACTGGATATACTGTAGCTGCACAAGTTTATGATGAATCACGAAGCACAAAATATGCAGATTGGGCTATAACTTATACAGATAGAGCTAATGGAATTATTGATATGAATTTAGCTGATACTGATACAGCAAACTTCACTCCAAGTATTTTGTTTTATGACGTATTGTTAACAGAACCTTCGGGTAGCAAAAACTATTATTTAGAAGGTAAACTATTTATAAGTGAAGGTTACACAGCATGAGCACTCCTAATTCTGTAACTGTAAGTCAGGTTTCTGATGTAACTACAGTTGAAATCACTACGGCTGGACCACAAGGTCCATCAGGATCTATTGCAGGTTTAACTTTTGATATTACAGGCAAAGTTAATGATGCGGTGCTTTATTATGATTCATCATCTGATACATTTAAAGCAGATTCAACAACTACTAAACTAACACTCGTAGACGGAGGAAACTTCTAATGGCTAACACGATTAGAATTAAAAGATCAACTGGATCATCAAATCCAGGGTCATTAGAAAACGCTGAAGTTGCTTTTAGAGAAGGTGATGAGGTTTTAATTTACGGTACGGGTACAGGAGGATCGGGAGGTTCAGCTACAAGTATTATTGCTATTGGCGGTAAAGGAGCATTTTTTGACAAAGCAACAACTAGAAACGCAAATATTGTACTAGCTGGTCCTACAACTGGAAGTGCTGCTGCACCTACATTTAGATCACTCGTTGCTGCTGATATTCCTTCAATAGCACATACAAAAATATCTGATTTTGATACTGGAGTACGCACCAATACACTTGCAGAAATGGCTGCTCCTGCTGCTGCTGTATCTTTAAATAGTCAAAAAATTACCTCATTAGCAACACCTACTGCCAGTACTGATGCTGCAACTAAAGGCTATGTTGATTCTGTTTCACAGGGATTAGATGTAAAAGATTCAGTTAAAGTAGCCACTACAGCAAACATCACACTTTCTGGAACGCAAACTATTGATGGAGTTGCTGTTTCTGCTGATGAAAGAGTATTAGTTAAAGATCAATCTACAGCAAGTCAAAATGGTTTATACCTTTGTAAAGCAAGCACTTGGGAAAGAACAACAGATTTAGCTGCTGGTGCTAATGCTGCTGGTATGTTTACTTTTGTTGAACAGGGGACAGTAAATGCTGATAATGGTTTTGTTTGCACTTCGGATTCTGGAAGTGCGGTGGTGGCAACGAATAATTTAGTTTATGCACAGTTTTCTGGTGCAGGTTCAGTCACAGCAGGAGATGGATTAGATAAATCTGGGAATACAATGTCAGTTGATCTTAAGGCTAATGGTGGACTTGTTATTGAATCTACTGAAGTTGCTGTTGATCTTGCTGCTAGTTCTATAACAGGAACACTTGCGATTAGCGATGGTGGAACAGGTGCTACAAGTGCAAGTGCAGCTAGAACTGCGTTAGGTGTTGCCATTGGTTCAGATGTACAGGCATTTGACGCACAGCTTAGTGATATAGCTGGTTTGACTCCAACAGATAGCAATTTTATTGTTGGAGATGGATCTAATTTTGTTCTCGAATCAGGAGCAACAGCTAGAGCAAGTATGGGAGCACAGGCATCAGCAACAGATTTAACAAACTTATCTTCTTGTCAATCAGGAGGATCTGCTGCTTTGGCTGCTCTAACTTCTACAGAAATTGGAATTCTTGATGGAGCAACTGTAACAACTTCTGAGTTGAACATTCTTGATGGTGTTACTTCAACAGCGACAGAATTAAATATCTTAGATGGAGTTACAAGTAGCACCGCAGAGTTGAATATTTTAGATGGAGTTACTGCAACAACATCAGAGTTAAATATATTAGATGGGGTAACATCTACCGCAGCAGAGTTAAACATCTTAGATGGTGTTACATCTACCGCAGCAGAACTAAATATTTTAGACGGAGTTACATCAACTACTGCTGAATTAAATATTTTAGATGGAGTAACATCTACCACTTCAGAATTAAATATTCTTGATGGGGTTACAGCTACAACTGCCGAAATAAACTTGATTGACGGTGGAACGTCAGCTACATCAACGACATTAGCAGCAGCAGATAGATTTATTTGTAATGATGCTGGAACAATGAAACAGGTTGCATTGTCTGACCTTGTTACATTTTTAGAAGATGAAAGTGCCTCTAGTTTCGATATAGATGGAGGAACATACTAAATTTAACCATCAGGAGGTCGAACAATGGCGAACACAATTAAATTAAAAAGGGCAAGCGGTAGTGATCCAGGAAACAGTGATCTTTCCACAGGTGAATTAGCAATACGAACCAGTAATTGTAAATTATTCAGTAAAAATGATAGTGGTTCTGCGATTGGAATTGTAGCTGGATCGGCTGATACCTTGACTACTGCGAGAACAATAGCTGGTGTTAGTTTTGATGGGTCAGCAAATATATCTCTTAATAACAATGCAATAACGAATGGTGCTGGCTATATAACCTCTGCTGATGGAGGAAACGCAGCAACATTAGACAGCATTGATTCAAGTCAATTTTTAAGGTCTGATACTGCTGATAGTGCAAGTGGATTACTTACATTGTCAGGTGGTTTGGCATTATCAGGAAAAGTTGGAGCAGCAATAACAGCAGCTAGTGATGGATCGACAATAACCTTAGATTTAGGAGCTAATACGCACCAATCTGTAACATTAGGTGGAAATAGAACTTTTGCAGCACCTTCAAACCAAACTGTAGGTCAATCAGGATCTATATTTATTACGCAAGATGGTACAGGATCTCGTACAGCTTCTTTTAACTCAGCATTTAAGTTTGTTGGTGGTACAGCACCTACTTTATCGACATCAGCCAATGCCGTTGATAGAATAGATTATATTATCAAGTCTAGCAACGTGATACATTGTGCAGTTTCTTTGGATGTAAAATAAATGGCTTTATTTGACACAATTCGAGCAGGATCTTCTGGAGCCACTGATTTTGAAATAGAAAGAAGTCTAAGATTTTTTAAAGGTGAAAGCACAAAATTAACTAGGACTTTTGGTACTAATACCAGTAATACAACAAAAACTATATCTTGTTGGTATAAAAGAGATAATTTAGGTGTTTATCAATCATTATTTAGTACAACTGTTAATGGATTTATTGAGGGTAGATTACAATTTGATGATAGTGATAGATTACAATTTACAGACAGAGATGCAGGTAGTGGTTCTTCAGATGCTAATAAAATAAGCACTAGATTTTTAAGAGATCCTGGAGCTTGGTATCATATAGTATTAGCTCTTGATAGTACTGATAGCACAGCGAGCGATAGGATTAAAATATATGTTAATGGCACACGGATAACAAACTTTGATACTGACGCTAATCCATCTTCCAGCTATGCTTTCTCATTTTTCAGAAGTAGTGCAGATAATTATATAGGAGTAAATAATAGTTCTAGTGATTTTTTATGTGGAAATTTAGCAGAAATACACTTTATTGATGGACAAGCATTAACTCCTTCATCTTTTGCAGAAACAGATACAGCAACGGGTCAATGGAAGCCTATAAAATATACTGGAACGTATGGAAATAATGGTTTTCATCTTAATTTTTCAGATAATTCATCAACTTCAGCTTTAGGCACTGATTCAAGCGGTAACGGAAATAACTTTACTACCACTAATTTTAGTGTGTCAGGTTTAACGAATGATTCGATACCAGATACACCTTCAAATAATTTTTGTACTTTAAATCAATTAAATGCAAGTAATTCTTTTAATTTTGGTAACTCAGAAGGTGGTTTAGTATTTGATCAAACTTCAAATGACCAAGCAATAACAGGAACATTTTTTATTAGCCCACAAATATCTGGAAAATGGTATTGGGAAATATATAAAAATAGTGGGCAAAATCCAGAAATAGGAATTTGTGGTCAAGAAACACTAAGTAATCAATCAACAGGAATTGTTAATAGGGTTGCTTTTATTACCAATGGTGGAAATTTAAGAACAGGAACCAGTAGTAATCAAAGTATTACTGGTGGCTCTGCTCAAACTGGTGCTGGTTATATAAGAATAGCTTGTGATATGGATAATAAAAAAATATGGTTTAGTGATACTTCTGGAAATTATTTTAATAGTGGTAATCCAGCTACAGGAGCAAATGCAGCTTACGATTTTAGCAGTCATGAGGTAGCAAATGGTTGGGCTCCTTATATCTTTATGGGCACAGGTAATGACCATAACTGTATTGCTAATTTTGGTCAGTTAGATGTTAATAGTTTTTCTTCAAATATACCAGCAGGTTTTAAAACTTTATGTTCAGACAATTTACCAGCGTGTACAGCAGTTCCATCGGGTAATTATAACAATACCGTTATTTATACTGGAAATAGAACTGCTAGAAGTATTACTGGTGTTGGATTTCAACCAGATTGGATATGGATAAAAGATTTAGGAGGATCACAAAACCCACAAATGTTTGACGCAGTAAGAGGTGCGAATGTAGGAATTAGACCAGATGGAACTGGTGGAGATATAACTGGTCATACAAATACATTAACTTCTTTTGATAGTGATGGATTTAGTCTTGGTAATGACGCTAATGTTGGTGATGTTAACTATGACTTACAGGATCATGCTGCATGGTGCTGGTACGCTGGTGGATCTACAGTTACTAATTCAACTGGTTCAATATCGGCACAAGTAAGAGCAGATACAAATTCTGGGCTGTCAATTTGCACCTGGACAGGTAATGGTTCAAGTGGATCAACAATAGGACATGGACTTGGAGTAACACCTAATTTTTGTTTTATAAAAAGAAGAGATACAAGTGGGCACAACTGGATTGCTGGAAGTTTTGATGAAGAATCTGCAAGAGAATTAAATACTGGAAATGGATTTTCAGCAGGTGATTATGATGCTTTTTTCCCAAGTCAACCATCATCAACAGTTGTTACTTTAAGCAATAATGATAATTGCAATGCCAGTAGTGCAACTTATGTAGGTTATTTCTTTGCAAATACAGATGGCTATTCTAAAGCTGGTCTTTATTCGGGAAGTGGAGGTTCTAACGGTGCATTTGTATATACAGGCTTCAGACCATCTTGGGTAATTTATAAAAGATTCGACACATCAGATGATGGTTGGTACATTCAAGATTCTGTAAGAAGTCCAGAAAATGTTACAAAAGTATCTTCAAGAAATGCTGCTACCCCACAGTCAGGAGAAAATATTGGAGATATGTTGTCAAATGGTTTTAAAATAAGAATTGGTGGTAATGGCAATTTCAACGCTAGTGGTGGAACATATATTTATCTAGCTTTTGCAGAAGCACCTTACAAATTTGCTAGAGCAAGGTAATATAATAATATTATGGCTTTTAAACTTTCTGACGGAACTGGTTTACCTGTAAATGTTCCTTTTTCTATTACAGATGACAAAGGGGAAACAATTAATTACCCTGCAAACTGGTTAAAACTATCTAGTGCTGAAGAGAAAACTGCTTTAGGCATAACGGAAGTAGCAGATGCACCTAGATATGACTCACGTTTTTATAATGTTGATGGATCGTCAAAAGCACTTGATGACGTTAATCAAGTAGATGAAAATGGTGATCCTGTATTAGATAGTTACACAGGCAAACAAGTTGTTATTTATGGTGTAAAAACTAACTTAAAAAATAATGAAAAGAAAATTACAAGCACTTTATTAGGTGAATGTGATTGGTACGTTACAAGAAAATCAGAAAAAGGCACAGCAATTCCTACAGAAATCTCAACATATCGTGATGCTATAAGAACTGCAAATGTTACTAGAGAATCAGAAATAGATGCTTGTGCGGATACAGCAGCCCTAGTTACTCTATATGGTTACAAAGAAGATGGTTCACCAAATATTACACAATATCCCACTAAACCAACTATATGAAAAATTTAGTACAGAAACAGATTTTAGAATGGAAAGAAGAGCTTGATAAACAAGTAAAAATTAGAGACAATGCTCAAAAAGTTTTATCTGAAGCTAATAGAACTATTTTGATGATTGAGGGTGGACTACAGGCGAAGGAGATACTGTTGAAGAAGATCGAGCAAGAATCCCTGCCAACAGGTACAGTGGAGCTAGGCCAACGATCAAAGCCAAAGTCATCAAAGTAATTGGCGTACTGGCTTTAAAAAATGCTTCTTTCCACATAAAAAAATGTTCCAAAAAATTGCAAATACTTTAAGTATCATCTCATTCCTAATGGTAGCTTCCATGACTGCCACAGGAGTAATAGGTTACAGGTATGTAACTTCTGAAAATTTTAAGTCTCAAGTTATGAATGAAATTCTTGGAAATATACAAGGTTCTATGCCTAAAGTGCTTGATAATGTAATGCCTGATGCTACAGGTCCATCTATACCTTTTATTAAAAAGTGAATTGTTGGCACTGCAAAACTGAATTAATCTGGGGTGGAGATCATAGTTTAGATGAAGAAGATTATCCATTAAGATCTGGAGAGTACAGCATGATAACTAATTTATCATGTCCTAAATGTAATTCTTTTGTAGAAGTTTATCTTCCTAGAGATGCCTACGATTGACATACCTCGTTTTGAAATAAAAGAAATACAGATACATAGAGTTCCTGTATGGCAACCTGCTAATCCTTTTATAAATGAAATATACAAACCTGTCGTAAATATGCCAGGTTGTGTAAGAGTTCACAGGAATAATTTAACTAGCCTTATTGATAATCCTAAAGATGAATATGGAACATATACAGAATGTGGTAACTTCAGTATTCCTGGCTTTGAACCTTTGGAGTATAACCCCAACGAATTTAAATATACACAAGCCGAAACCCCCAATCAAACAGAAGAGTTTGTACCACCAACAGTAGAACCCCCAAAATACGAACCAAAGAAAAAAGAAGATAAGCCACTTTTTGTTGCTTGTCCTGGATCAAATGACCAAAGAGTAGGGGATTATCGTAACGAATTTAAACTGGAACGTGTTATCGGACACGAAAGAAGCGAAGATGGTAGTAAATGTATAACCTTGTATGAAGACGTTAAGTTCATCGAGCAATACATACCGAATCCTCCACAGCTTGTTAGCACTGCTGCTATTGCTACTGTTGCTGCCACTACTCCATTACTGCTTAATATTGTCAAACCTTTAGTAAAAAATCTATTTAAGAAGTTAACTAAAAAGAAAGACAACAAAAAGTAACATTGTTACGATTCGAGAACATATACAAAGTGATGACACTTTAATGATAAACTATAAAGGCAATAACATT